CACATCTTCGTGGAGTTGTTTAAGCAGCATGTCGTACTATGGTTACCACATTCATGTTCTTCCCAAATGCTTTCTCAAAGCTGGCTTTCAGTTGAGCGTGGCTGCCCTCAAAATCATGGGAGTAGACCATGTCAATCATCTTTCCGTGTGGGCGTTCTGTGCGCCTCTGGTATTGCCAGTCTCCAGCCATTTCAAACCTGTCTTCCACCTTGCGGGCGGCAGGCTTGGCAAGTGGGCGGGCAGTGGCGTCAACGTCAAAGTACAGAGTGAGGTCAAGCGCTTGCATGTGCTCTTGGTGACGTACGATGATTTCCGTTACTTCATCGTCTCCAGGAAGCGCCTCGATGTAGGCCATGATGAAGGGACCGACGAGCCCGGCAATCACCGAGTCAGGGAGAAGATCGTTCTTTTCGAGGAGAAGCTCTGAGATGCGCATGGTCTATTTAGTGCCAGGCAAAACAAAAGGACCCGTAGGTCCCTTTGAGAGGATCCAGCCCGTAGGCTGGAAGATCTGTCGATCAGGAGAACGCGACGTTGCGAACCAAGATGCGGGCGTAGTAATCGGCGGAGTTGCCGAGCGACGTGCCGGTGTTGGTGAACGTTGCCTTGCCGTAGCGGGTCATCAGCGACACAGCTGGCATGAACGTGTTGGCGTCCATGACCACGCCGGTGGACATCAGAGGGATGTACGGGCAGTAGAAGTAGCCAGAGTCGAGTTCCGAAGAACCGCCCTTGTAGCCGATCAGGACGTTTTCGCCGACGTCACCGGAAGCGTTGACCACACCAGCGCCGGAACCGGTCAGCTGCCATGCGTCTTCGAGACCCCAGTTGTACGAGAACACCTTCATCTGGCCGTTCAGGGTACCGACCATCTTGTTGCCGGTAGGATCAGAGAACGAACCGGAGACGGCTGGTGCGAACACCGACTTGGATGCGGACTGCAGCATCGAGGTGATCAGGTGACCACCGACGAGCCAGTTGCCAGGACCACGACGGGTCTTGGCGCCGATCTCGTTGGCCATCTTGTTGATCAGGATGCCGAGGTGGGCATAGCGATCGCCAAGGTAGTTCGGTGCGAAGCCGGCTGGCGGTGCAGCGAAGTCGTACGTGGAAGTCGTCGAGGCCAGCGCGAGCAGGTCGGTCAGAACTTCGTTGTCGATTTCGTGGGCGATCTGGGCCGACAGAGCAGCGGTCAGCTCGGACTCGAGGTCCAGGCCGTGCTGTGCGCTCAGGTCTTGAGCGGCTTCCATCGTCCAGCGAGCTTGCAGCTTGCGGGAACCAGCGGTGATGGTCTGCTTGAGGACGGACAGGCGCATTGCCTTACCGCCGAAGCCTTCGTAGTTGCCAGTCGAAGCGGCGAAGCCGTCAGAGGTGGCAGCGGTCAGAGCAGGCGGGTAGCCAGTCGTACCAACGTTGGCGCTCGAGTAGAAACGCTTCATCTTGCTGTTGTTGGCGTAGACTTCATCACCAGCGGCGATGTCGTTTGCGGCCACAACGTTCGGACCCGTTGCGTCAGCGGCTTCAGCGAAGGCGAAGCGCAGCGAGTACACCAGACCGACTGGACCGGACATTGGCTGAACGCCAACGAGGTCAGACGAAATCGTACCTGGGAGGATACGACGGATCATCGGGATGACGATCTTCTGGAAGTTGCCGATGTCGGCGGCTTGGTTGGCGGTGGCTGGGAAAGCGTTTTCCGTCAGGTAACGCTTCTGGTTTTCCAGAAGAGTTTCGACGACTTGCTTCTTGGAGCCCTGGAGACCTTCGAGAAGAGCCTCTTTGGTCTCTTGCCAGTTTTCAATCAGTTGCATGGAGTTTCTCCTTGTGTGAGAGTTGGCAGATTACTTGATACCTGCGAGGCGCTTCAGGTGTGCCATGCTCTCAGAGAGGGCGGCAGCCTTTGCTTGGGAACCGTCGGTGACAGCTGGCTCGCCAGTCACGACAGTAGTCGGGGTCACGGTCGCTTGGCCTTCGGTCAGAGCGGCAGCTGCTGGAGCTGCGTCTTCCTTCAGGATGCGGCCGATGAAGAACTTGTAGGATTCTTCGAGGCGATCGGTGTCCACGTTCCGAAGAACCATGGCCATTTGCTCGCGCTTCTTGCCGGTCAGAGGAGACAGGATGGAGTCCATCTTGGCTTCACGAACCATCTTGTTGAGCTGGTCTTCGCGCTCGCTGAGACGCTTTTCGGCGTCGGACAGCTTCTGCTCGGTGACTGACAGCTTCGATTGGATGGAGCCTTCGTCCACGTAGGACTTGGCGTATTCAGATGCGAATGCTTCGAACATGCGGCGGCCGAACTCGTTCTGCTTGACGACCTCGAGGTCTTCCTTGAGTTCTTCCATCTCGGCAGAGAGGCGCATCTCGAAGAAGGTGTCGATCTTGTCAACCAGTTGGTCCAGCTCGGATGCCACTTCGGCAGCCAGCTTGTGCTTCTCTTCCACGAGCTTCTCGGCGTACTCAGCCTCGAGGTCACGGAAACGTTCGATGTCGCCCTTGAGCTCAGCGATCTCCTTGGACAGGGCTTCTGCAACGAATGCATCCACCTTGCTCACGAGTTCTTCGCGCTCAGTCAGCCATTGCTCCGACAGCTGGAGACGCACTTCATTGGAGACTTCTTCACGGACTTGCGTCTTGAATTGGTCGACCGATGCGGTCCACTGTTGGGAGATCTCGGCCTTCGATTCCTCGCTGAGCAGCTCGGACTCGAGCAGCTTTTTCAGGATTTCGTCCATGCGGTTCTCCTTGATATTGAAGGGTCGACCATAGCGGTCGGGCTTGGAGTTTTGATTCAAGTGGTTTCCACCTCTTGAAACTCTAACGTGAACCTATTTAGCAGACTCACGAAAAAAGCAGCGAAAACCCAAGTGTTTTCGCCACTCTGGCGTACGTTTTGGCTCTTACTCGGCCGCTGGGGTCTCGTCGAGGGGCTCAGCTGGTTGTTGGGCGAGGCCTGTGACCTCGCGGGTCTTGGCGACGAAGTAGTCGTGCATCGTGACAGAGGCTTGTTCCATCTTGTCGTTGATGACGTCTTGCAGCATCGACTTCAGTGCTTCTTTCTGGTCCATGGGGATCTCCTTCAGGGTTGATGGTGCGTGTATTTATCGCGCACCGGGAGTGAGTTTCTTGGCGTCTTCACGACGCTGCAGCTCGGCAAGAAACTCCTTGAAGGTGATCATCACTTCTTCTTGGCAGCGGCTTCTTCGTCAGCGGCAACCATGGCGTCCAGCTTGCCAGCAACGGACTTGCGGCATGCAGCGTCACAGCCCTTCAGGAACTTCAGGACAGCGGCCTTGTCAACCACAGGCTCATCGCCCTTGGCGGCTGGCTTGGCGCCCTTCTTCTTGGCTGGCTTGTCGAGATCAACCTCTGGCTCCATGGAGGTGTCGACCTCCATGTCCATGTCCATCTCAGCGTCCATGTCGGCCGCCTTCTTCTTGCCTTCAGCCAGCATTTGCAGCATTGGGAACTTCATGATCACTTTCCTTTGCGAATGGCTTCGAGAAGAGAGAAGATCTCCTTCTTGAAGTAGGCTTGTGCCTTCTTGTCGTGAACGACGGCCTCAGCCAGCGTCATGACCTTCTTGGAGCCCATGGCTTCCTGAACGACGTTCGGGTAAGCCTCAGGTGCGGATGGCTGCGAAACGATGTCAACAGTCACGAAAGCGAAGTCAGAAACACCGCCGCCTTCATTGACGTTGCCAGTACCACGTGAGGAGACACCGAGGCGGACACCGCCTTCGATGAGACCCTTGGCGATGTTGCCGGCTGGGGTGTTCAGCAGCTTCATCTTGCCGATGGCGTTGTTGCCGTCCATCGAGCATTCAGTGATGCAGTGCGAAACGTTGGCAAGGTTGATCGACAGGGTGTCTGGGTGGTTGAGTTCACCGAGAATGTAGTGGCCGCTCTTGATGCGCTCTTGGGCTGTCTCAACAGCCTTGGCGATCTCAGCGAGCGGGTAGACGCGGCCGTTGCCGTTCTTCAGCTCCGCCTGCATCATGATGCCCTTGAGGAAGAGGTCGGACCCCTTCCGCATCTCGGAGAGCGGGCTGGTGAAGATGTCTTCTTGAAGCAGACGCATGGCGATGTCCTTAGGCGACGGCCTTGACGATCGAAGCGGCGATGGCCTTCAGGCCTTCAACCTTCTCGATGGAGTTGAGGGTAGCCACGATGGCTTCGACGAGGGCGTCGTGCTCAGCAGCTTCGGCTTCCTTCATCGACTTGTCGCCGCCCTTGCGAACCGTCAGGTTCTTCGGAGCAGCAGAGCGTGGGTCGGCACCAGCAGCGTGCTTGACGGACATCGGGTCCTTGCCAGCTGGCTTGACAGTCAGGTTGGCTGGAGCGGCGTCACGTGGGTCAGCGCCAGCGGCGTGCTTGACGGACATCGGGTCCTTGCCAGCTGCCTTGACAGTCAGGTTTGGCGTGGTCTTGCGCTCATCAGACGATTCGTTGAGGCCGGCGAGGGCGCGAAGGCGGGCGAGTTCCATATTGGGTCTCCTAGTGGTAGGTCAGCGTATTTACGTCAAGGGCCAGCTGGCGGTGTATTTCCGGGTGCTGGAGGGGTGCCCGGGGCTTCAGCTTCAGGACCAGCTGGGGCTGCGCCAGGGAGGCCAGCTCCAGGACCGGCTGGTGCTCCACCGCCACCGAAGAAGCCGCCGATGTCTTCTTCACCGCCCAGGCCACCGGCGAGGGCGTCTTCGCCTGGAAGACCAGCGCCTGGCTGCTCAACCGTAAGCTGCTCGCGGTTCTCGTACACGGACGGGTCGTAGATCTGCTGCATCGACGGGATGTTGGTGTTCTCCAGGATGCCGCGCTCTTCCTTGAGCATGGCTTCGTTCATCTGGATCTCGTCATCAGACAGGCCAAGGTAACGCTTCAGGATAAATCGCTTGGACAGGTACTTCGTCTGCTCGATGTTGTTGAACGAGCTGATCAGGTCGGCGTCGAGAGCGGCTTGACGGTAGAGGGCGAAGTTGGCTGGATCTGGCAGGCGGATGGAGAAGATCTCATCATCGATCTTCAGGCCGCAGACCTTCATGTAGATCTTGAACTCCTCGTCCAGCACGTCATTGATCCGCTCCTGCAGACGCATGATGAACTTGGCAAAGCGCAGTTCCTCGATGTAGGCGATACCGACCTTGCCATCGTTGTACTGGGCGCCCTGACCTTCCGTGCCACCCATGTAGGAGGTAGGAATACGCAGGCCGCGGAAGACCTTCTCTTGGAAGTACTTGAGCAGGTTGGTACCGAAATCCTCGGTGCCGCCTGGCAGGGTCTCAACACGAGAGCCGCGGCCGTTGGCCGTGACTGGGAAGAACATGTCCTCTTGAATGGATGTCGGGTCGTACTGGCCGTCGACGACGTCCTTCTGACCGTTCGATGACATACCTGGAACCCGCTTCTGGCGGATCTCATTCTTCACCTGCTCGAGGTAGGTCTTGACCCGCTGGGCTGGCATGTTGCCAACGTCGACATAGAAGACGCGGCGCTCAGGAGCGCGAACGATACGGTAGATGATGACCGCATCCTCGATCATCGACAGCTGTCGGTAGACGCGGAAGATCGGACGGAGAACCGATGCACCGAATGGGGCGCTGTCGCCCATCTCGTCCGACATCGTGAAGTGAATCATGGCAGAAGCGGGGATGACTTCCATCTCCTCACCACGGCCGCCAGCAACGCTGATGCCCTGCCCAGCGGTTCCGAAACCACCGGCACCGGCAGTTGAAGCGGCCTTGCCTGGCTTCTTCAGGTAGTAGTTCAGCTTGTTGCCGTGCTGGTCAATCTCGATACCGTAGACCAGCAGTGGGTCAACCCACAACCACTTCTTGGTGTCAGAGACCTTCTTGAAGAAGCAGTCACCGTACTTGATGAGGGCACGGGCAACGCCGAACAGGCGGCGGTTCATGTCCTGCATCTCAGACCACTGACGAACGGCCTGACGAAGGGTGATGGTGGTGGTGTCGCTGACGTCTTGGTTGTCTTCCTTCTGATACTCGATCATGAAGGGAAGCTTGGTCTTCTCGTCCTTGCCGGTCATTTCCTCGGCGATGATGTCGAGAGAGCGAGCGATGTCAATGTCGGCATCCATGGCGTCGTACTGC